GTCATGGTCTGACCATTGAACAGCTTGGAAAGCTCTGAGTTAGCCCTTCCAATCCGCTTATCGAAAACTTCGAAAGCATCGCCCTTGGCGCTCTCTTTAATTTCGATTTCAGTGCCTTGGCTGAATCTACCCCATGCCGCTGAGCCCATGTTGGCAAGCATGTTATCAATCTTTCTATTCTCCTTGTCGTCTCGCGTTGTGGTCTTGGCAATTCTGATTGGAATTCCGAAAATTTCGCCAAATTCATCCCAAAACCCCATCATATTTCGCTTAGCGATGGTTGAAGGCACTGCCTTAAGCAACACTCCAAGATCGTCAGGCTCTCCAACCTCGATGACCCATTCGCTGAGGGGACCTTTTCGATAGTTGAAGCCGGTTTCATCGCTCTGCTCTCTGACAACGATACCTTTCTCGGGAATGACGTGTCTTCTTGGCACGAGCTTGACCTCTGAGAATCTGCCGTCAACGATATCGCCGAATTGAATCAGAGAATGCCCCCAAAACTTGCTTTCCAACGCCAATAGGCAGAATCTTCTGAACCATTTCATTGTGAATAAGTTGGTTGCCTCATCGTTCTGATTGCCTTTTTCGTCCACAATTTTGAACTTTCTCGAGAGCGTCTGCAGCATTCGGTTGCGGATTGCGCCGTAGAGGTGATTGTCGATAATGGCATCGTCATACTCATCGTACAAGTCGAGTCTTACCGGCCGCTCCACATCTATGGCAGCTTGCCATGCATCTCGCCAAGATTGGATGTCTTTCTTAGTCAATTGCAGCGAAGTTTCGGCGAGGTTAACGGTGATGTCTTTCGCTTTCTGCGCCGTCAGACCGCTCTTTTTCAGGATGTTTCTCAGTTCCCAAGATTGCCGAATTTCGTTATTCTTGGGCAGTTTCTCAATAATTGTTTCAATAAGTCCCATATTACCAATTGTTAGTTTTCTTTTCGGCTGACCCCCAAGAGACTACACCCCCGGGCGCATCCTCTTCCGGATGGACCGGCAATTCAGGGTTAGATTTTCCGTCTGCCACATCAATTAGCCAAGCAATGGCTGCATCGTATCTTGATTTCCTATTTTCGGGGACTCCGCCCGACACCTCTAATCGAGCTAGCAGGTGATATACTGCCATATCTACTAAGTACATTAGAATCAATCGATTTCTAGCATTGCCGGTCTGCTGAAATAGAGCTTGCGTATCGAATCTGCCACGCAGATAGCTTGCCATCTCCTCCATGGCTGCATTTTCTGCTGTTATGCGATTCGCCATTGATGCATTGGTGATGATTTCGAGATTTTCTTCCGAAATCAATAGTGCGTAATCCTTCTCTTGAATGAATGCCATAGTCTTACCAAGTTTGTGTGTGTTTTCTTTCGCCTACCGTATAGCCGATGGTTGATTGCTTAGAATGTCGCATCATGTAATAGAATGCGCCTTCATCAGCATCAGGGCTGTCATCAGGTGCACCACTGCCCTTCTCGAATGCGAGCAGATGGTCAACCGCTAATTTCATGTCATTGTTATCTTTTTCAAGTCGGTTGTAGAAGACCTGCGCTCGGTGATAGAATGCAGCCGTACGCTCTACACGAAGAAACTTATCGGGCTTCTGCCGCTTATCGGCAACGATTGGCACGAAATATCCTCTCTTTTCTCCTTCCTCGTCGAAATCGTCAATGAATCCATCTTGGATGAAGTTGCCCTCAACATACCAATTGATGACTACATTGTCAGGAAGCAGTTCGTTGAAGTCGTAGAGCCAATCGGCAGCTACGGAGATGTCGCATTGGCGAACGAAGGATTTGAGGAGGTGGAACTGCCGCTCTTTCACCTTGAGCCCCCAAATCTTGATCGCCTTGTAATCGGCATTGGCTCGGTAAGACAGGTCTCCGTATCCGACGATTACGTCGTAATCTGACCACGAAGAAAGAGGCATCTCCTTCCATTGTATCCATTCATTACGGAATACCATTCCGTCTTCAACCGGCTCAAGCCAATATTCGCACATCCACACTCGCCATGTGGTGTGTTTCTTTTTCTCAATCCAATATTCCTGTGAGTAACGCTCAGGCCAAGTGGGCATGCCGTCCTTGTCTGTTGGTTTCACTTCGATAATGTGAGTAGTTTCTTTTTTTCCAATTTCGTCCATTAGGCCGTCTAGCACGCCGTTTTTCACCTTTTGATTCTGGGCATATACGCAACGTTGTCTGCCCTTATGCATAGCCTCCTTGAATCCTGCAAGTATGTTATGAACTGATTCCTTGACGATTACTCTGTTCTTCGCCTTCTTGACATTCTCGAAATCATCGAAGACGATGTAGTCGGGTCGCCACTGGGTGTTTCTCAGGCCGGATGGGTCCTGAAGAATAGACATAGACATGAACAGCACTCCCTTGCTTGTCTTGAACTCCCCGTCAGCCCAATTGCCGTAATTGTATAGCTTGCCGAAGTCTTGAATAATTCGCTGATTGTACTGCAGCTCCGCTTGGATGTCGCCAAGCAATCTCTTGGTTTTGGTTTCATTGAATCCCATCAGCAGCATGAAATGCAGCTCATCTTGAAGCATCAGCCATATCGGTTGACCTATGTCGGCATGCGTTGATTTCGCAGCTCCTCGATGCCAATTGAGGAATAGGTCGATCTCTCTGTTGGCAATGAGCTTCTCGGCAGCTTCAATGTGAAAGAATGCGCATTTCGTCTTCCCGCCATCGCAATAGTGCGGGAAATAGTACTCGAAGAATTTCGCGTAGTTCTTGAGCAGTCGATTAATTCTCCGCTTCTTTTCTTGCGAAGACTCACCGAGAGCCTTGGGAGTGGATTGCTGCACATAGCTGCAATGCACTTCCCACTCTTTGAGTAATTTTTCTCTATTTGTGCTCATTCACTTTTTTTTGGATGAACTCGTCTTGTGCGATGTTATTCGGTTTCAACAGCTTCGAATTGTTCTTGCTGAGGAAGTCGTTGAATTCCTTGAACACTTCTATATATGTCTGTAAGGATAGCTTATCCTCCAATTTCGAAATTGCGTTAGATATCTTAATGATCTGATCTGACTCGGCATTGGAAATAGGCCTGTTATCGTTTCTCGCGCACTCTTGTATTTCGGCGATATTGAGATACAGGCCTGCAATCACATCAGGCTTGGTGCTGTTGTTCGCAGCCTTGATGATATCCCATTTGTGCTTCTTGATCCACCGAGCAATTGTTTTCTCGTTCACAGCTACCTTTTCAGCAATCTGCTTATTGTTGAATCCGGATAAGTACAAGGATTTCGCAAGTTCTAGTTTTTTCTGGGAAATCATACGCAAATATCAATATTATAAGGCTGAAATACTTGAATACTGTTATATGATGTCATTGTTAAGATAACTGTTATTAATATTGAGACAATCAATAACAGAGCGTTTTTTTTCGGTTCAAAAGCTTCTCAAATTTGAGGCGTGGAAAATCGAATCTTTCAACTTGTTAGTTCTGATGCTCTGACAGCCACTGTGCTGATAGACGGCTATATTGGCGGCCACTCGGACAACAGCCACAAGCGAATTATCCGCGAACTTGAAGGAATATCGAAAAAACATTCGAAAATCAAATTTCTAATCAACAGCAACGGTGGCTCTGTGCCTGAAGGCGTGGCCATATACAATGCAGTCAAGGATTTGAAAGCGGAAACTACCGGCGTTGTTGTCGGGGTTGCCGCCTCTATGGCCTTCGTGTTGTTACAAGCCTTCGATCACAGAGGAATGCGCAACATGATGACAAGAGCCATGTCTCATAAGTTATCCGGGGGAGCTGTAGGTTCGGCTAAGCAGTTGAAATCGACTGCCGAATTCATGGAAAAATGGGAAAAAGACATCGTAGCTGAGATCGCTGAGCGATCAGGCAATAAGAAAGAAGAAGTGCAAGCGTGGTTCGCTGAGGACGTAGATAAGTGGTTCACTCCCAAGGAAATGTTGGAAAAAGGCTTGATCGATTTCATAGAGGATAAGAAGTCGGTAGAACAGCCACCGCAAAATCTCAACGCAGAGGAGTTGATGGCGCACTTCCAGAATAGCATTCGAAACGAAATTACCGGAGGCAGAAGGCTAAGCGCAATGCTTAATCGGCTGATCGATGAAATGGCAGATGAGGATGATGACCGGTCTGCTATCCTAAGAAGGATGGCATCTTCCGCTGGGATATCTGAAGAGACATTGACTTCTATTCTTAGCGGCCGCATTGATTTCCCGCCAATAGAGAGGCTTAGAGGTTTTGCTCGCGTACTTAAGGTAAGTGAGGAAAGACTTCGGAGAGTGGCAGAGCAAGATGGCTGTAACTATGAAAATTCAAATAACACAAATAATTCGAAGATGAAAAAAGAGCAATTGGCCTTAATAGGTCTAAGTGAAGGTGCTTCTGATGAGGCAATTGAAGCTAAGCTGACCGAACTGGTCGGGAAAGCCGATAAGGCAGATAAGGCGGAAAAATTAATTGAAAATAATGCCAAAAACATTATCTAAGAGGCTGTTTTGTCCTTGAAAAAAAAAAA